GGCAAAGCAATCTCTTCTTTCAACGAAGGCACATCAGCATCAAACACTTGTGACCGCCTGTACCCTGGTGTTAAGTTCTCCACGCTACAGTCGTACCCATGGTCTTTCAGTTTCAAGAAAGTCCAGCTTGCACAGACAATCAATACGCCTGTCAACCAATACCGATATGAATATCAATTGCCATCTGACCGACTGGGTGCGATCAGACGGGCATACAACAGCACAGCCATTGGCGCTGGGACATTCAATGATTGGGTGATCCAAGGCGACAAACTTTTGACAAATGAGACAACTGTGGTCATTGACTACCAGTTTGCTCCAACAGAATCCGAGATGCCAGCGTACTTTGTGCAATTGCTCAAGTACATGATGGCATGGCATTTGGCAGATCCGATCACAGATCAGGTCAGCAAGACTCAGTACTGGCAACAAGTCGCTGTTGGCTCACCTGGTGAAAACAACCGTGGTGGCTACTTTCGAACAGCCATGGTGGTCGATGGTCAAGGAAACACAACACAGTCGTTTGAAGACTTCAGCCTCATTGAAGTGAGGAACTGATGACTCGTCTTGTTGCCATTCAAACCAACTTTTCGAGCGGGGAGTTAGACCCTTTGCTCAGAGCCAGGGTTGAGCTTGAGCAATACAAGAATGGTGCTGAGACACTGACCAATGTGTTGGTGCAACCACAAGGCGGTGTACGCAGGCGTGGTGGGCTTAAACACTTGATGGAGATACCCAGTGCAGCAAGTCCAGAAAATGGCACTCGTAGCGTTGCATTTGAGTTCTCTGTAGACGACAGTTATATGCTGATCTTTGTGAATCAGCGTATGTATGTCTTCAAAGACAGAACATTGATCACAAATATCAATGGCACTGGCAATCCATATCTGACAGTCACTGCGGTTACAAGCTCAATTTTGTCCACTATGTGTTGGACTCAATCTGCTGATACGCTGATCATCACCCATAAAGATATTAATCCGATCAAGATTGTGCGTGGTGGTACTGATGCCACATGGACTGTCAGCAATATTGCATTCATTGGCATACCCAAATACGCATTCACCATTGCGTACAGTAACCCAGCAGGCACACTGACACCCAGCGCAACATCTGGAGCAATCACGCTGACCGCATCATCTGCCGTCTTTTCTGCTGGTAGTGTTGGTCAATATGTCAATGCAACTCCGCAAGGCAGAGCAAGAATCGTTGCATACACCAGTACCACTGTGGTCAGTGCTGTGACTGAGATTCCATTCTTCAGTACTGCCGCCATTGCCACTGGATCATGGGAATATGAGTCTGGCTATGAAGATGTGTGGAGTTCAACCAAAGGTTGGCCTCGCACTTGTACCTTCCATGAAGGTCGTCTGTACTTTGGTGGCAGTAAGTCTCGCCCATCAACTGTGTGGGGTAGCAAGGTATCTCAGTTCTTTGACTTTAATCCTGACCAGGTTTATGACGATGATGCAGTTGAAGCAACACTGGATACCAACAGCCTGAACACAATCACCGACATCATCAGTGGTCGTGACTTGCAAGTGTTTACGACTGGTGGTGAGTTTTATGTACCGCAGTCTGGTCTTGATCCAATCACGCCAACCAACTTCTTTGTCAAGACAGTCAGCCGCAATGGCTCCCGTGAGGGTATGCGTGTGCAGACATTGCAGTCTGGAACCATCTATGTACAGCGCCAAGGCAAAGCACTCAACGAGTTTTTGTACAGCGATGCAACTTTGTCTTATGTCAGTACATCAATCAGTTTGTTGTCAAGTCATTTGATCAACAATCCGCTTGAGTTGGCATTGAGAAAAGCCACTAGCACCGAAGAAACAGATGCATTGCTGATGCTCAATGGCGATGGAACAATTGCCAATTATTCGATCTTGCGCCAGCAAAATGTTGTGGCTCCAAGCAAATTGACAACTGATGGTTTGTTCAAAGATGTTGGTGTTGACATTGAAGATATTTATGTTGTGGTCAAGCGTACATTCAACAGCGTAGACAAATATTTTGTTGAAGTATTTGACACAACTACATTCACAGATTGTTGCTTTACTGGCGGTGTTGCCACAACCATATCCAGCCTGCCGCACATTGGTAAGACATTGAATGTGATTGCTGATGGCAGTGTGCTGTCTGATGAAGTGGTCAGTGGTGGTGGATCTATCACCATGGATCGTGCCAGTGTCACCAGTTATGAAGTTGGACTGCCATTCACAGTGACTATCAAGACTTTGCCAATCGAGCCACGGATGTCTGTTGGTGTGCGTATTGGCTTTGTCAAGCGCATCATTGAAGTCAATGCATTGTTGTATGAGACACAGCACTTGCTGGTCAACGATAACCTTGTGCCAATCAGATCGTTTGACACTGTTGGCATACTGGATGAGGCAATTCCAGAGTTCACTGGAACCAAAACTGTTGGAGGTATTGCTGGATACTCTGATGATGCTCAAATTACAATCAGTCAAAATCTTCCATTGAAGTTGACGCTTCTGGGTCTTGACTACAAACTATCTGTGTACGGAGGCACATAAATGGCACAAATTGCAATGTTGGCTTTTGCTGCTGTAAGTGCATTGTCTTCTATCAGACAAGGTGAGCAACAAGCCGAAAGATTCAGATTTGAAGCACAGCAAGCTGAACTGCAAGGTCGTCAAAATGCGCTGAACTACAACCGTCAGGCTTTGATTGCTTTTGAGCGTCAACAAAAAATAAGTGGAGCTATCCGAGCAAGAGCAGCCGCTGGTGGCATTGACCCACTGACAGGAAGCCCATTGTCTGTTGATCAAATGAATGCTCAACGTGCTAACTACGAAATCCAGATTGCCCGTGAGAATGCGGAGTTGGCAGCTGCTGGTGGTCTGGCGCAATCGCAACAACTGTATGGTGCGGCTACTGTTGCAGAGGCTGCTGGCATAACAGGCGCAATTGGTAAGGGTGCTTTGGCATATACCATGTATGAGCAAAGTAAAACTCCATCTGCCCAATCAACACCAGTTACTCCATATGGTAAACCTGAGATTGGAACCTTGCCAACAATGTCTATGCCAGTAAATCTATATGGAAAGGAATACTGACATGGCTGAATTACCTCGTTACGAAAATCTAGGTGTTCAGTATGCTGATCTGCCAAAGATATCTACAGCTATGCAACAAGTCAAAGCTCAGGGATATGCTGGTGTTGAGCAGTCATTGGATCGGATGACTAATTTCTTTCAAGAGAAAGCGGTCACTGAAGCACAAAAGAAGGCATTGAAATATGCCATTGAGTTTCCTCCAACACCAGAGCAATTGCTTGAAGCCAAGAAGACTGGTGTCATGCCAGTTGTCAAAGGCGCTGGTAGTGCGTTCACAGAAACATACAACAAAGCAACCGCACACATCTTAGGCAATCAATTACAGACTGAGTTTCAAAACAGGACTGCGCTAAGGTTAACGGCAATAGAGCGTGGCTTTATGCCTGTTGATATCACCGCACTTCAGCGTGAGTTGCGTGATGACATTGATGGCACGGTATCTGTGCTGACTGCAATTGATCCAGAAACATCTATCAAGTTCCGTGCATCTATGGCAACAGTTGGTCATAGTGTATATAAGCAAGCATTAGCTTACGATGAGAGAAATGAAAAACTTAACTTTATTGCAAACCAAGAAGCTGCAATTGCTAATCTTAAACCCGTACTTGAAAATGTAATTAAAACTTACACTGAACTTCCTGCGGATGGGCCGTATAAAAAAATGGAAGCAGCAGAACTTGAAGATATATTGCAAAACATAATTCAGCCGTTGACAAATGCAGACAGCATAATAAAGTCGGGTACTAATCAGTATGCAGTTAAAGCATACGAGATTGTGCAACAAGCCAAGGTTGGTGCGGTATTGGGCAAATTATTAGATCCTAAATTTGCACCTACTGTTGGTGACGCTGCTAGTAAATTGAACAAAGGTGATCTGGGTGAATTCACTGGTTTGTATCAGCGACTAGATACAGATACCAAAAATAAAATCAGAACTGATCTGATGAAAGCCGTCAGTGATGCCACACAATTAAAAGACATACAAGACAAAAATCTAAAAGCAGAAAACAATATTGCAGGCAATGAATTGACTATTGAATACTTGCGCCCATCTACAGCGCCTGTTCGTAAAAAAGAAATTTTAGAAAAGTTGATTCGTTTAGATGTGATTAATTTGACTACTGCATTAGAACTGCAAAAGCCTGCCGCAGCAGAACCAAATCCAGTGCTTGAGGCTAACTTATATGATTTAATCAAACGTGGAGTAATTAATAAATTAGATCATCTTACTCCATATATTGTCAAACTTACAGACAGTGAATATAAGTCGCTTGCAAGATCTTTGACTGATGAGGGTCATCGTAAAGCATTAGATTCGATAGCTAATGAAGCTGGATTGATTGGCATGGTAATTAATCCAACTCAAGAACAAATAAAAAAAGAACAAGGTTTAAAAGACAAATATCAAGAACAGTTGAGGGTTGAAATAAAAGATCCAACTACTGGCAAGATGAGATTTCAAACTGCTACGGAAGCGGCAAATGCAGCAATCAGAAATTACAATTCTGACGCAAATGTCATATCTAAAAATTTAGCTAGAGAAGATGCAAGAAAAAAAGTTGACAGATTTTTTCTAGAAAATCCAAAATACGCAAAACCAAATACTTCGCTTGATCAAACTGACTTTACAAAAGTACCTGGCTTGTCTAAAAGCGAAATTGATGATCTGAACAAATATAAAAAAATATATAAGGACAACCTATGAGTCTAGAACGAGAACTTCGTAAAGACTGGGATAGCGTGTTCTACCCAGCACCTGATCCTATTGTGGAGCCAGCGCCAGTTCAAGCGCCTGGTACAAGCCAGCCTGGTGATGTTCTGGTGGCTGAAGCTGGATCTAGGGGCTTGCCTGAGTCTGCCTATTCTGGTCAGGTTCAGGCTGAGATGAAATCGTTTGATCCAACCATGCGTGAGCAAGCTGCTCAGAAACTTCAAGCGGTACTGGAAAGCCTTGGCGTAGATCGATATAAAGCTCGTCAGAACGCACAATCGTTTATTGGTGGGCCAAGCAGTAACTTCCCAGCGACCATTGGACTTGTAGACGCTTTGGCAAATTTGCCTGGTTTCAAAACAATCATTGGTACTGCCATGTTGCCTATGTACACTGAGGAAGGCGCTTTGGCAATTGCTGAAGGTATTGAATCTGCCAAAGAAGGTGATCTAATATCTGCTGGCATTGAGACTGCTGTTGGTGCTTTGAATGTGCTACCAGGCGCACAAGCGGCAAAAGATGTTGGTAAGACTGTTGTCAAGAAAGCCAAGTCATTGGTTAAGGAAGCAAAATAATGGCGATCCAGCAACTAAATCTTAAACTTGATCAGATGAATGAGGAGCTTGTTGATCAGCAACAACGAAAGGAAATTGCCTCTGTACCAATGCCAGAAACAGTAGCGTATGGCACTATGACTCCTGCACAAACAGAATTGCAAGATGAAGGCATTCAGGTGGCTGGCGGTCGTGGAGAAGTGTTGCGGGAAATTCTTGGCAAAGTTAAAAAGGTTGAAATTCGCAAACCTCCTGCTGCACCGTTGACACCACAAGCCGCTACTGCCGCTGCGGTGGAAGACACCACAAAAGCCGCAATCAACGCTGGGGTTACTACCAGCAAGACAGAAGCCAAGATTGCTGCCAAGGTGCAAGCCAATGCACAGCCAGCGATCACGCCAGAAGCATTTGCCAGCCAACGTGTTGAAGTGCAAAAGATCCGTGCTGTCACAGATCCAGCCACAGAAGTACCACCAACAACAGTATTCAATCTGCCAAAGCATGAGACAACGGAAGACATCAAGTCAACCATTGAAACCATGAACAAGATGGCTGGCATTAAGACAGAGAAAATTACATTTGATGATGTGCTTACATCAGCTAGAAATTCTGGTATTGGCCCCAAATTTATTGATGACCTTACCAGTGGCAAGCTGGAAGTCAACCCAGAAAATACTCACAAGGCATTTAATGCCATGATTTTTAGTGCCAAGCACTTAGATGGACTGGCAGCAAAGGTTGCTGACGGATCTGCTACTCCAACTCAGTTGGCAGAGATGGCTCAGACCATTCACTTCCACAATTTGCTTCAACAAAGCGTCAAAAACTATCAGACCAATGTTGCTCAGTCTTTGGCAGTGATGCGTATGCCAAGAGATGGTGCTGTTGACATTTCAACCATCATTGAGAACTTTGGCAATGAGACTGATATTGTGAAGTTTGCTCAAGCCTATTTGGATGTCAAGACTCCAGAGGGTAAAGCAAATCTCATCAAGAGTGTGGCTCAAGGCAATTCTTGGGAGAAAATGTTTACTGTATATGTGAATGGCATTTTGTCTCGACCTGGCACACAAATAAAAAATGCTTTAAGCAATACTATATTTTTGCCATGGCGAATGACTGAACGTGGTGTTGCTGCAACCATTGGCACAGTGCGACAAGGCATTGGTCTTGGCGGTGATGACAGATATCAATTATTGGAAGTGCCAGCCATATTAAATTCAACATCTACAGCAATTCGTAATGGATGGGAGTTGATGTCTCATGCATTTGTCAATGGCGTACCAAAAGGTTGGAATGACCCAACCAAGATTGCCAGACAGCAGTCTCGATTAGAGTTGTTTAATCACAAGGCAGATGGATCATTGCTTTCTAATGGTATTAAGTCAATAAATTTTGTGACAACATTGCCTGGTCGATCATTGATGTCAGCAGATGAATTTTTCAAAGGCATTAACTATACCTATGAATTGTCTGCTGAAACAACACGCCTTGGCATAAAAACATTTGATGATGTCTTAAAAGGTGGCGGTACTGTTGACGATGCGCTCAAAGCTCAGTCTGATGCCATTGATAAATTCTTGCTAGATCCTCCAGAACACATTGCTGGTTTAGCGGAGGTTGGAACATTTACTCAAAAGCTTGAAGGCGTTGCTGGGAATTTACAACAAGCTTTGACACCTAATACCGCAACTGGATTTGCTTTACGCACTCAGATGCCGTTTATTTCTACACCAGTCAATGTAATAGGTGAAGCAGTATCTCGTACACCATTGGCTCCATTTACCAGTTCTTTTTGGTCTGCCATGAAACAAGGCGGCAAAGAGGCAGACATGGCAATGACCAAGGTTGGGCTTGGTAGTGCGGCTATATATGGCTTTAGTCAAATGGCAGTGAATGGAGTTATCACGGGATCTGGCCCTGGCGACAAAGGCACACGGCAAACCATGGAGCGTCAAGGTTGGCAAGCATACAGCTTTGTATTTGACATCAGCAACCTGACAGAAGATATGCGCCAAGAGTTTTCAAAATTCCCAGGCAGTGTTAAATATGGTTCAGGTGATTACTCAGGTAAAGTATTTTTAAGCTATCAAGGTATGGAGCCTGTTGGCGCTTTGATGGGTATTGCGGCTGACTATGTTGACTATGCTAGGTATGAAGATGATGATAGTCGTATAAATGCTTATGCTGGAGGAATGGTATTTGGTGTTGCCAACTATATGCTTGAGCATCCATTTCTTACTGGCGTAAGCAACATTGCCACTCTTATTGGTGGTAATGTTCCTAATAGCCGTGAACACATGGTGCAGATAATTAATGGTCTTGCAGAGATGGGGACAACAACTGCTCTTAAATCAATTCAACCTTTGTCTGGTTTTATAACGAGTGCCAAAGAAAAGGTTGATCCTCTTCGTAGAGATTACAAAGCAGACCCCAATTTGCCTGCTGGATTAAAAGGCTTGATGGAAGCTTTAAACAAATGGAGATCTCAGACACCTGGCTTGTCTGACGATTTGCCACCACTGTTGAATCTTTATGCAGAAGTCGTTCCACATGAGTACACATGGTCGCCTTTGCGTATGAAGAAAGGCAAGCTGTCTGAGACTGATCAGGCGTTGATCCAATTGAATGCCAATATCAGTATGCCTTCCAGACAGCTTTCAATGAAAGATGAAAAGACTGGCATTTCTACAAACACAAAATTAACAACTGAAGAGTATAACGAAATGCTTCGTATTGGAAATGAAAAATTTGGTTTAGAAGATAAAATAAAAGCGACTGTGCAAGCGATTAGAGAAGATCAAGCTGTGAATAAAAAGACGCCACAAGTTGTTTATCAAGATATGATAAGCAAAACAATCAGTGATGTATTTGAAATTTCTAAGCAATATCTAGTTACAGAAAGTAAATACAAAAACGAAATACAAGAGCGCATTGCTAATAAAGCGGCAAGAATAGAACAACTTGGCAAAGGAGCTAGATAATGGCATACCCGATATCTGATGTAACAAGGCGTGTTGTATACACTGGCTCTGCTGGAGTGGGGCCATACAGCTTCAGCTTTGAGATTCTGACAAACACTGACATTGCCGTATACAAAGACAGCACACTGTTGACGCTGACTACTGATTACACTGTGACGATCAATGCCAATGGTACTGGCTCGGTGACCTTGGTTGTTGCGGCAACAGCAGGTAACAACATCACTTTGGTCGGTGACAGAGCAATTGCGAGGGCAACAGATTTTGTGACTGGTGGTGACTTGTTTGCCAATTCACTCAATGATGAGTTTGACAGCCTGGTCATCTTCAGCCAGCAAGTTGATGAAAAAGCAGAGCGTGGACTCAAAGCGCCTGTGACTGATCCAACAGACATCAATATGATCTTGCCAAGTAAGGCAAGTCGGGCAAGTAAGTATTTGGCGTTTGATGTCAATGGCAATCCTGTGGCGACTGCTGGAACTTCTGAGTCTCCATCACTTGGCACAATGTCATCACAGAATGCAAACAATGTTGCAATCACTGGCGGCACTGTTACTGGCATCACAGACTTGGCAATTGCTGATGGCGGTACTGGGGCATCAACTGCTGCCAATGCTCGTACAAATCTTGGTCTTGCAATTGGCACTGATGTTCAGGCATATGATGCAAATTATGCCAAGACAAATACTGCTCAATCTTTTACAGCGGCACAACGTGGATCTATTACAGCATTAACTGATGGCGCAAGCATTACTGCCAACTTTGCATTGTCAAACAACTTCAGTGTGACGCTTGGTGGTAATCGCACATTGGCGAATCCAACCAATCAAACTGCTGGTCAATCTGGTGCAATTGTGGTGACACAAGATGGCACTGGGTCACGCACATTGGCTTATGGAAGCAATTGGAAGTTTGCTGGCGGTACTGCTCCGACATTGACTACCACTGCAAATGCTGTTGATGTCATTGCTTATTATGTGGAAAGTGCAACACGCATTACTGCACGTTTGATTGCGGATGTCAAATGAGCATGATTGACGCAATACCTTTACTTGCTGGCGCTGGCGCTGACGGTGGCTATCAAATCAGCCGCAGTGTGCGTCTGCGTTCAAGTGCGAGTGCTTATTTCAATAGGACATTTACCACACCAACAAACGTATTGAAGTGGTCATGGAGTGGTTGGGTTA